ATCCGTTAATCGACGATGTTTTATCAGTTGATACAGATGTTGCTACTGGTGAACCTGAATTTTATAGTGTTCCTACTGATGACTTTATGCAAGAAGAGTTGATAATAGAACAAGAAACTGTAGAACTTGATGATGGTTTTCAAATGGTCGAAGATGACATTGATGAAGAACTCGGCGAACTCGAAATGATGGACGACATCGACTCGGAGATCGCTAAATTAGAATCAGAATCCACTGAAGAAGGAAGCCCCATCGATGCGATGATGGGTGGAGCAAAACAGGAGGATGACATTGAGAAGGAATTACAAGCTCTCGAAAAGGATACCGACGAGAGGGACGAGGAGTCGCTGGCACCGGAGGACGTACAGATCGCCAGTGAGGGCGATGAACTGGGTGGACAACCAGCACCCGGCCGATCAAAACCAAAACCAAACCCGATCGATACAAAAAGAGAAAAACTAAAATTACTTATCGCTATGAAAGCAATTGAAGCAGTCAAAGAACTTGAGGCTGCGGTTACATTAGAGCAACAGATGGACACTCAGCGTAGACTCCTCGCCTTAATCTCATTCGTACCAGATTTTAAGGACTATGCTGAGAAAGAACAGCTGAATCAGATTAACTTTTACCCACCGAAGCCAACGGTGGACCATGCATTTGCAAGATGGTTCCTGAACGATCCAACATTTGGCGCAATGGAGGAATTACAGTACCAATAACATACATAGGAGTGAGGTATGTTTGCAGAAGCAATGGCGGGAATCGCCCTCGTAAAGGCGAGTGTGGAGTTTATAAAATCGAATATTGACACGGCAAAAGACATAGGTGAGATAGCTGGTGCTGTCGATAATCTATTCAAAGGCCAAGAAGAGATTGAAAAGAAGAGAAGTAAGAAGGCAGGTGTCGGCGGAGTTGCAGACCAACTTGGAATCAAATCGGTAGCTCAAGAAGTTATCGACGCTAAGCTCGCACAAGAGGCGATGCAAGAGATGCGTAATATGATTGACATGAGATTCGGTCCTGGAACTTTTAAAGAGATCGTAGACCTTAGAGCTAAAAGAATACAGGAAGAAAAAGAAAGAGAACTCGAGCTTAGAAGACAAATAGCTCAAAAGAATAAAGAAAACATGGAAGCGATAAAGAATGGTGTGATGGTAGTTGGAGCGGTTCTTGTTGCTGTTGGTTTATTCGTGTTCTTATTCACGGTGGTGATATGATAGATTGGAAAAAAGCACTGAAGGCTGGATGGGAAGAATCCAAAAAGCAACCGTTGATTGATGGTCCAGAGAAGTGGGCTCTATATTTGTGCTTAGGATTCATGGCACTCATTTTCATATTATGATATATGTACTAACAGTATACGCTTCTATATACCCGATCTTAACATTCGAGTATAAGACATATGAACAGTGCATGCATCATGGACGAGAGATACTGGAGGTCAGATACAAATCAATCAATTGGTTACCAACCAATTACGACTGCAGGAGAAAAGAATGGCAGAAATAGAATACGGTGGAATCAAGGTAGGTGGATCTAAACTACTCTTGGTACTCCCACTCATTGGTACACTCGGTGGTGGTCTTTGGGCTGGCTTCGAGTTCTATAAAGACTATATGAATATGAAGGAGATCATAGCTAATATCGACACAGACGCGATCGCAGCTCGTAACGCAGTGCTCGAGACAAAACTCGATGAGGCTCTGGAATATTCACGTGATATTAAAAATGGTCTAAGAGAAGACATCGTTCGAATTGAACGTATCGTTGACAAAGTAGAAGACGACATCAATAATGTTGAAGACGACGTACGTACATCTATTGACGATGCTGAAGAAAGGTTCGAGGTAAAACGACAGGATCTTTTGAACCAGTATGTGGCTCAAAAAGATCTATTGATTCGTGAGAATACCGCGACAAGAGATATATTAGAGACAAAGATTCAAAACTTGGAAGCTGATATGGAAAAGCAACTTCAGCGAGCTCTAGACAATCCTTTGGCTAATCGTAATTAGTCTTGACCTGGTTCTTGTCCAGGACATGGCTTATCGAAAGCGCCTTTAATAATGTTGTCTGATTGCATATCTGCTTGAATATCTTTTAAGACATTTTCAAGTTTGATGTTAACATCAAAGAGTTCATCTGAAGTATCATCAAACTCTCTAAAGATGTCATCCATACTGGTGTTCGTGTGTTCGTTATCATGCATGGCTAAAGCGATAATACCATAATGAATAACTTTCTTTAGATCATCACGATTATAACCAGCTTTCTTACCATAACGTTGACAATACTTAATAACGTTACCTAGAGCAAAACCCATACCATGACCCATGTCTTCAATGATCTCGGTCGATTGGTATTGGTTTTGCGAATAGTGAGCGTCATAAGTAGAGTTAATGTAGTCCATCATTTCGTCGATGAGTTCATCTTCACGAAACGCGTATTCAATTCTTGATGACATATTCGTACTCCCTTAATTCTTCTTGAATGAGATCATAGTGCTCAATCGCAGCACGATGAACTTCATTATCTTTCTTGGCGATTTCCCACGATAGAGCTACGAACTCATTACGTGGAATATTAAAATTTTCAGTGGCGATTGTTTCACCTACAACTATTTTATACTGCGCTGGCATATTCACTCCAATAATCATTCCAAAGTTCATCAACCCAAGCATCGATTTCGTGTTCAGGTATATGTTTAACGAGATCAAAGCAGTCATCCTTAAGAAGACTTGCCATGAGTTCTTCTATATGTTCGCATTCACCAATACGAGCAGATACTTCATCGAGGAACTTATCTTCACAATCCATTACGTAACTTGACATACCCATATTAAAACCTCACTGAAGCTAGAGCTGCATCCATCTCATCGATTTCATAACCAAGTTCTTTAGCTACGATATATTGAACTGCCTTTGCATCATGATCATAACGAAGTTCTTGAACAAAGTTAACGATTTCTTTCCAGATAGGAAGTGGAATTTCTCTGAATTTAAACTTTTGCATAAAATATCTCCTCTTTTCATTTTATAGATATATTATACTACAATTCTTTTGAAAAGTAAACAAAAAAGTGCACAGAAATATTCAATAAAAACAAAGACATCCTCATTTTTTAAATTCTTTTATCATAGGGAAGATCGGTTCTAGAGCATCGGCACATTCTCTAGCTAACTCAATATGTTCTTTCTGTGTACCATGTCCTGAGCGTAGATCAATATAATGAATCCAAGATCGTAGCGTACCGTTTACATACAATCGAGATTCCATGATACCTTCAGGTAATACTGCACGTGCTTGTTCTTTGGCTATTCCAGCTTCAATAGCCCATTTATAAGCGTACTGAGCTTCTCTAACTACGTAATCCTGTAGAGTCTTCCATGTCGATTGTAATTTGTCATCGTCTGTTTCAATTGAGTTCTGTCTATTCTTAGTATCTTGCAAACGAGCTTCTCTCATCACAAAATTAAGATCCTGAGTTGGATCAGCGTATCTTTGAGAAAACTCTTGAAAAGAAAATGATCTATGTCTCAATAGTTGTCTAGCGATATCGCGTGTTGTAGTGATCTCTAAGCAAGCGCTAACCATTTCAAATGGCGACCAGTGTTTTTCTCTAATGAGATATCGTAATAGTTTTTCCGAGGTTTCGGTGTTATCTTGGTTCGAGGGGTTCGATACACGGGCTGTATACGCGATAAGTTCTTGGACATCGTTACCGACATAGAGTTCCTCCGGTGGTTTTGAATAACTAATAAGCCTTACACTCATGTGATGTTACTCCATTCATAAAGTTTGTTGTACTTGTGATAATATCCATCTTCAATATCTTCATACGGAATATCTAGGTTCTTGGCAGTAAGTTCTACCATGCAAAGTATGTCACCGAGTTCTTCACATAACTTATCGGTATCACCTCCGAACCTGAGTATCTTACTGGCTTCCTTGATAACCTCACTGCATTCTTCCATCAATATAACTAATGTTTCTTCTCTTTTTCCACTCATAGTTTAAAGTCTCCAAACTTTTCGTTTGCGATCTTTTCACCTGCTTTTGAACTATCAAAGACTGGAGTATCATCAACTAACGTTTGTTGAGTTTCTTCTACATCGTGTAGACGCATCTTTGCTCGATCGATACCGATCACAAATCTTTTATGTAGGGTTGGATCGTTATAACGATTCTTTAACTGTTTGACCATGATCTGACCGTCTTTATCAAGTTCCTCGGTTGAGATCAAGGCAAACATTAGATCGGCCGTAGCGGGTAATCCAAAAGACTCGGACGTATCTTCAAGCCCAACATCCGTGTTAGAATAACCAGAACGAGTCGTTTGCGTTGCAGAGAAGATCGGTAGGTCGAACTCGACCGCAAGGCCACGTAATTCTTCAGCAATTGCTTTAATGTAGGTGTATGAATTGATTGATCCTCCCATTCCTTTCATTCTTGATGAAGCACAGATATTAAGATAATCGACAAAGATAATATCTGGTTCGAACTGTTTCTTTAGTTTGAGTTCATTCAATAGAGCTCTAAAATGACCAGCATGTGCTGAACCGGTTGGATATTCTTTTACGATTAGGTTACCGGTTGTCTTACGTGCGAGGTTCTTTACTTTCTCGGTAAACATATCTTTTGGCATGTTTTCAAGTTGATCGATTGGTACGTTCAACAAGTTAGCATCGATACGTTCAGCGATTCTTTCCTCGGCCATTTCCATCGTAATGTATAGAACATTGCGACCCTCTACCAAAGCGCTACTAGCAACATGACACATGAATAAAGACTTGCCAACACCAGTACCTGCAAGGGCAATGTTAAGTGTTTTATTCGGTACACCACCTTTTGTAATTCGATTGAAGTATTCGAGATCAAACGGAATACGATCCTCTTCTTTCTTGTAAAAGTCATAACGTTCACCCGCTTGTCCAATGTAATCGTGGCCAACATTGGTATCGAAAGCAACTCCCAGAGCTTTTTGTAAAAGATCCGGGAGCGCGTTCTTAGTGAGAGTTTCATGTTTTCCATCGATAATGCTAATGGACTCCATGATGGAATTGTAAATCGCTCGATCCTGACACCACTTTTCAGTACTATCGAGCAACCATTGCTCATCAATCTTTTCGTTTGTAAAAAGTTGAGGAACAATATCCATAGCCATCTGAAACTGTTCAGCGGACATACTAGCGTCCTGAAGTTCGATGGCCATAGATTCATGTGAAGGAAGTTTGTTGTACTTTGCTACGTACTTGCCCGCTTCCTTAAATAAAGTCTTATATACACCTTGGAAATAATCTGGTTTGATAAACGGAAGAACCTTCCGCATGTATCGTTCGTTAGTCAGAAGATTCCGTAGTATCGTTTGTTCTATGTTTGTTTGCATTCCGAATTTCCGTTGCGGAGATCTTGTGGATCTCCTCGCCTAAATCATACTGTGTAATCGAATATCCAACATCGCGCCCGTAGCCGATATTTGTTATGTTTGGTACTACCATTATAACATAGTCTCGGTCATATGTAAACATGTTTAATTTGAGCTTAATGAATTCTTTGATGGTTGCTGGTAGATATGGATTATTACCATCCAACTCTTGAGAACGAATCATAATTACAACCTGACCCGTCTCGGCATGCATCTTCTTAAATAGTTCAACATGACCATTGTGAAATGGCTGAAACCTTCCAAGCATTTGAGATGTTGGTTTATTAAAATCCATCACAATCTTTCAGTGGGTTTATCCTGTTGTCGAAGCATATAGTTGTTTACCACTTTAACCAGCTGCTGGTGCGTATCATCAAACCATTTGTTTACATGGTAATTGACTTTTGCTGGTGGTTCGAATAATTGATCTGTATCAGGGAATCCTGAGTTGTCAATGGTGTCCATCCATATGGTATAGTCAGCGTTAAAAATCTGACGTGCTTGTTCAGTTGGAGCAATAAAGTCAACGACAGCGATCTTACCAGCCATCTCAACCCCATCAGCCAAGTGTAACATTCTTTCAGCTTGACGTAGTCGACCCTCGATTGTAAAATCCCAGTCATCGTACTTTGTACGAATAGCATCAGCGTTTAAGTGTACACCACCAATCAGATCAGCGAGTGGTTCGGCTACGGTAGTCTTACCACTACCGCTTAGTCCCATAACTAACAACTTCATCGATTTCTAACTCCTCTCCAGTTTCTCGGTCAGTAAACTTTGCCGCTCCTTCTTGTACACAGATATCAAATACAGCCGATAGCGCTTCAGCAGCAACCATCTGCAGTTCTTCGTTATCAATATGAGCATCTGGATCCGGTGACTGAATTACATGAAAGTTAAAGCTAAGATTGTCATCCACCTCGTTGACAGCGATCGCTCCGAAGCGAAGAACAGTTTCAGGAAACTTACCAGTGAGTAGACGAACGGCCCAACGCTCTTCGTCTGTCTCATCTAGGATAAGTTCGAAGTCAGTACCTTCGATCATGCAACTTCCTCGAAGTCTTCAAGTACTGCTGTTCCACCGATCTTATAACACTCGGTTAAGTATTCGGCGAAGTTTGTTTCTTCAAAGATTGGTTTCCAAAAATCTTCCTCCAGAGTCTGGGCTTCTCGTACTTTTGGTTCAAGTAATTCACCAGTTTCCTGGTCAACTCGGCAGTACCAACCAGCAGACGGCTTAGTAACATATTTACCTTGCATAGCAACGTCAAGCAAACCAGACCACTTTTGTACTCCGCCTTCCCAACTAACACTAATAGGAATCTTCGACTTTTCTTTAACATAACGAGACTTCTCCACGTTAACTACAAAATCATAGCCAGTAACTTCGGTACCTTTTTTGTTTTGTCTACGGCCAATAATCCAGATATTGTCAGCAGAATAATAGATACCTGTGCCACCAGATACGATTGCTTTTGGAAACAAACCAATCTCTTGGTATGTATGATTAACAGCGATCAATGGAATGTTCTTCATGTTCAAGTATGGTGTACACATACGGAACAAACCCTTGAGTGCTTTTGCCCGTGACATATCAGCCACAGACTTTTCATTGATAGCATCTTCAAGTTCTTTCTTAGATGCTAAGTTACCGACTGAATCGATAACAATTACTACGTTATCTTTACGATCCAATCCTTCCATTTGCGCAATAATATCAAACTTCAGTTCTTCAACATTCGTGATAGGTGTATGAAGAACTCGATTCGTATCGATATCGTACATCTTAAAATAATTTTCAGGTGAACCAAACTCTGAATCATAGAATAGTAGCACGGCATCCTTATACTTCTTGAGGTATGCACTTGCCATTATCAATGCGAATGAAGTTTTAAAATGTTTAGATGGGCCAGCTAACACTGTTAGACCAGGTGCAAGACCACCGTCGACCGAACCTGATAGCGCTACGTTCATCATAGGCACATCGGTTGCAATCATATCTTTTTCTGTAAAAAACTTAGATTCTGCCAACACCTCGGTAGTCTTTACTTTGGAATTGGTCTTTAATTTGTCCATAATTGACATAAAACTCTCCTTATCAAACTTGTATATTATACCATAAATTGATCGAGTTGTAAACTATTTTTTTCATAGCTGTAAGATTGTTTTCTATTATCTTGAATTAAGAATTTAGTCTCGATCATTTTATTGTCTAGCCTTCCTTCAATGAAGGCCTTCACCTGATGTGCCATATCTTCCGCAGTGGTAACGGGAACGTTTTGACATATCATATTCAGATTCTTTCTTCCACCCTGAAGAACAAAATCACGTGGAAGCTTCATGATTTCCATTGCTTCTCTAATTGTAAGATATCTATCTTCATCAGGATGTGTAAGTGCTGTTGGCATGTGACCAACGAAAGCTCCAATCAAACCTTTCGGTATGGTTGTCATCTTTCTCATGATGTTGCCGCCACTCTTTAACTTAGCGTGCATACGCTCAGCCTTGGCAGCATCTCTATCAAAGCCTTTCGATTTCATCCACTCACTAACCTTGCTGTAAGGGATGTTTCGTTCTTCGATATAATCTTGTGGGTTTGTTGTTTTTTCAATCTTGCTTGCAAACTCTTGGTGAGTGATACCACCTTCTATTTCTTCGAGCACATACTTATAGAAAGGATTATGTGATGGCACCTGTTCGTTTGTAAGAATATCCATTGGATCATCTGGGTTACGACCAACCGAACGAATGGTATCCTCAATGTTTTCAGGTACACGATTTATATATTCAAGTACCGGTGCCTTTTCACCCTTCCAGAAAAAATAAAATGTTCTATCACGTACCTGGCTTAACCCATGTAGCTTTGACATGGTCTTATAGATTGTAAACGTATAACCAGCTTCTTCACCAACCTTTCGTAATCTTTCGACTACGGGTTCACCCATCTTGCTCGCTAACCTTGGAGCGTTTTCACCCCAGAATACTTTTGGTTGAATTTGATTTAAGACGTAATTAGCTGACTCAATCATCCAATCATTCGCTGCGTTATCAGAAGAAGCTGATGGTGATAGACTACTTAAACCAGCACAAGGGCAAACAGTATTTACTACATCAACGTTAACAGGAAGAACTCGATACTCATCGAGTAGATGGTATGGTACCTCACCTCGATAGTACTCAACTAACTGAGAATCATTAGCTTCAAATGCTTTATATGACAGAATGTATTCTGGCAACTTACCGAATACGTTCTGCATGGCGATTGTTTCACCACCGATCAACGGTACAATACTTGCGTATTTCATGCAAAAAACTCTTCTAAACTATTCTGTTGACTAGACTCATAAGCTTTCTTATGTTGAATGGTAGTGGCTAACTTAACGTGGCCTTTCCACGGACCTGACGTAACTTCTTTCTCACGAATCTTTACAAAGTCTGGCCATAGTTCGTGCAGTATTCTTTGAGCCTCGTTATGAACTTCGAGTGTACGCCATGTAGAACAACCACCGTCTGCATTCGTGTTAGAGCATCCTACCATGTATTTAGCAGATACACGATTCTTGAAACCACGTGTTAGTAATTGTAAGTTGACGTCAAAGTCTTCAGCACCACCCATGACACGATTCCATTCAATATCACGTGGAAGTTCAGGACCATTGAAGAACCAGTTCGTCATCATACGTTGATTCTCTCTTACAGGCCATTGCTTTACGTCTGGAATAACCCATGCTGGAAGTAAACCACCAAAGCAGATGCCTTCGTCCATCCAACCATCGATTAGATCGAGAGCATCGACAAAGTCTTGGTCAGTAAATCTACGTGATAGCCACTTGGTACCTTCACCTGGATTCGGTTCCTTGACTACAAACTCAAGGTCATCATCGAATACCATATGACGTGTATCACCAAACTTATTAAAGATCCACTCACGTGTTGGTGCGATACGCTTGATTTCTTCTGGAAGTTTTAGAACTTTATCACCATAGATTTCGTTCATCTCATCGTACTCGTGAGGCTGAACAGTAAAGTAAACTTTTTCTTTTAGATTATCAGGTAAGTTTTTATACGTTATCTGATTATGTGTTCTACCTAGAGTAGGAATTACGATGTGTTGAATCATAGGTATCTCCCATAATATAGTTATAGCATTCTTCAATCATAGTTTTTTCAAACTGCTTATCGTTTAATTGACGATTCAATGGGGATGGGTGTGGCATCTTAAAATGATCCACACCAACTTTTTTCAAAGCGTTGCTTGCGACATTGCCTAGTGCAATGATCTTATCGAATTGTTGGCCAGCATCTTTCAGTCTATCAAAGTCGATGGTGTATTTATCGCCTGGTTCATCACTACAATTCATAAAGTCCCATTTATCAAGTTTCCATGCGGTGCACCAATCAAGCAAACGATCGAGTGAATCGTTCTTTTTAGCCTTCTTAGCGGATGAAGGATTCTGACCAACAATCAATATCATTAATCAGTTTTCCTTAAATCGTATATGCGTTGTTCCTCCGGACTTGTAGCGTACGTGTTATATGCCATATCAGTTTCAAGCTGTTTGATTCTGTTTTTAAGCTCTTGAACTTCTTTCGTTAATCGTATGTTGTTGTACATTGTAATGCTTCCCGACTCTTCTTCTTTGAGACGATCTGTCATATATTTTTCATATGAAGCCATAGTACACTCCCGCTTCTTTAAACATTGCTTTAGTTCTCATCCACGAATCAAGCCATCGTTCTTCTGGGACTTGTTTTCGCATGATGACGTTTGTTATGCCAACTTGAATTACAGCCTTGGCACATTCAGAACAAACTGGTAGCCCGTGCACATATAACGTCGATCCATCCAATGATACACCATTATAAGA